ACTTGTGCCCCTCGTCGGTATAGCTGAAACATGTTGTCGGGTCTGAATACCGGATTGCCGTTTCAACGGCAGAACTTGATATTGGTTGCCTTGTGGCACCATCGGTAAGGTAAACAATGCCATCAGACCCAACAAAGAACGCGCCGCCGTTGAACTTGGCCGCAAGGCGTTTTGATTTCAGACCGATGTCATAGACCGCGCCCGTCATCCGCGCGAATGCGTTGGCACCGGCCTGCCCGGTCGGATACCAGACCTCAATAGACCGTTCCTTCATAATCCAAGCGCGCCCGCCAATCGCCATAACGCGCAAGTTGTTATCGTCTCGCCCTTCCATCGTTGCGAAGTTAAGCCCCGGTAATGACGTGGGATCTGCCAAGTCAGACCATTGTAGCCGCTGCCCGTCCTCCTCAGTTAGCAGGACATAACCGCTGAGAAAGTCGCCAGAACCAAATGCTGAAAACGCGCCAGAAGTCGGCTCACTCATGGTAGACCCATCCCAGACAAAATACCTGCCATCGGAGACGACACAGACATTTTGATTTGCTAGAGTCTTGTTGCCGAATATCTGCGCGCCCTCTGCGCTTACAGTGGTTCCCAGTGCCGTTGCCGTGCCAGTTTGACCAATGCTGTAGAGCGTATCGCTGGCCATAACATAGAACGAGCTACCGAGAAATGTCATGTCGCGCACATGCAAATCTGGCAGGGTAACAAACTCGGTCATGCCAAGGACAGACTTGATCGCATGGGTTGACTTACCGCCCGGCGGCAATGGCTCACGGTAACAGTTAATTAGCCGCCCTGAATTGCCCTGCTCGTTATCCTGGTCGCGCGCGGATTGCCCGGCGAAAGTCAGGCTTACCATTAGCTAAACCACGTGCGTTGTGAGGGCATATTCAACAGGCCCGGCGCGATTGTTGCTTCATTCGTTGCGAAATATGCCGCCTGGAACGTGCGGAACCAGTCGTCCGCATCAAACCGCGCTGGAATCTCGTAATCAGGAGAGATCCGCGCCGCGAGTAGGAAAACAGTTCCCTCCTCGTATTCCTGCCCAAGCGGGAATGTGTCATTCAGTGTTACATCTGTGTGCGTCAGGTCAACGCCGCGCAGTTTCCACCCATGAAACATCGCGTTGAATGCGTCCAGAGCCTCGGCCATTTCTTCCGCCTCGGCTTCTTCCCGAGGACCGATAAGGCCGATCTTGCGCATCGAGCGGGATATGATTTCGCGGACGGTCGCCATGGCACACCTCTGTTTGAGTAGGCGGGGCCGTTAAGCCCCGCCCGTTGTTGATTAGCCAAAGAGGCGGGCGGCAAGGTCGGGATAGATTGCCTTGCGACCATAGAGGATATCAAGTCGGATGATGTCCTCGTCCGCGTCGATATCGTAGTCCTTCACAACCCGCACAGACAGGCCGTTATGGCTTTCCCTTGCCTTGAACGCCGCGCCATCGGGCATTTCAAGCGGAACAGTCACAAGGGCAAATGCGTTTTTGTGGAAACCGAGGTTCTGCGGATAGGCGGTTGCGCCCGTCCCCATGACCGTGATTGCCGCATTGTCCGCAGGTGCCGCATCAACGGTCTGATAAGGACCGCTAGTGATGATCGCCGGAGAGATCGTCAGCGTGGCCGGGCCAGTAGTCGCGCCGGAGTTTGCATCAGCCAATACTGCGAACTGCTGCAAATACGGCATAACCGTTTTACCAGTGGTGCCCTCGCCCGGAACAGGGTTGACCGCGTAAACGCCCGCAATGGTGAACACATCGCCAGCCTTGAGAATGCCGGTTGTGGAATTGGTCCAACCGTCAGTAATCAGGGATTGCGAGTTTGCACCGGTTGCGTTTGCATAGGTGACATTCTGAGACCCGCCATTGACCAGCGGAGTGCCCGTGGCCACGCCAACAGTATGGCTTTGGACGTTCTGCGTCCCGAATGTCGCAAACTTGGCGATACGGCCAATCGCGGCTTCCTCATAGGCGCTTTTGCCCATCGCACCGACAGAATCAAGCGTTAGCTGATTGCCAGCAACACCATAGCCCGCAGCCGGGTTCAGGATCATCGACCGGTTATCAGCGCCGACCGCCATTTCATCCATGCGCTGCGCCGCTGCCGCGACATGCGCAAAGGTTGATGGCGTGGTGCCGGGCGTTCCAACTGCGTTCCACACATTCGTGTAAAGGCCATGCAGGGACTTATCGACCGTGTTTGCGAGGGTGATCATCGCGGGCTTAATATACCGTTCAGAATATTCCTCAATGGAAAGGGTCAGATCCTGCGTGGAAAACTTCCACGAAACATGCTTGCGCTGGTCGACGGCGATAGAGGTGGTTTTCTCTTCCGCATCCTGGTTGACGCGAGTTGCGCCGTCTGCGGTGTAGAACTTGACCGGCTTGCGGATGGAGACAGTGCTCCCCTGCCCGCCGGTAAATTCCTTCTTGAACTCGCGATGGACGCGATTGCCCATCACAAGACTGTTCTCCAACTGCATGAGCGCCTCTTTGGCGATCTTGGTTGGCGTTACAAGTGTGTTAGCCATTTCTTCGGTTCCTTATTTTTTGCCCTCACGCCATGCACGGTATTCAGCCGGTGTCATTTTTTCCGGGTCTTTGGTCGCCGTGGCCTTCGGGCGCACGGGTGTAACCGGATCGGGGGCAGTAGTTTGGGTTTTGACCTTCGGCATGGATAGACGAGCCTCGATTGCCCCTAGGTTCCGCGCCATTTCAAGGTCACTCATTTGCGCAATCCGCGCCGCTTCCGCTTTGTTTGTCCCAAGGTGATAAGCGATGTCTGCGCCAAGGTCGGACGAGGCAATCACGCGGGCCATAGAGGGCGTAATTGGCAAATCTCCGGCGGTTACAACGGTGTCGAAATCGGTGTATTTGCTCCGTGCCTCGCCAGCTTGGTCGGCCCAATTTTGGGCCATTTCCCGCTGTTCCTGCTCGGAGATACTGCTGATTTCAGCCGCTTTCCGCTCCGCTTCCATTTCCAACTCACGCTTTTGGCGGTTGTCGATAGCGGCAAGGCTATGATGGGCCGTTTTTGCCGCCAGGAAGTCATCGTAATTGGCGTAATCCTCTTGCCTGGGGGGCTGCGATTCTTGTGCAACTTGCTGCAAGCGTTCAAGTTTGACCTTCGTTTCGGCCAATTCCTTTTGCGCCTGCGCTTCACTATCTTTTAACCGTCGCACCTCGGCCCTGCGCCGTTCGCGGCGGGCCTTTGCGGGGCTGACTGTTTCCTCTTCACCTTCCGACTCCGAGGCGGGCTGGCCTTCTTCCTGCCCTTCCGTTTCTTGCGTCTCTTCTGACACTTCTTCGGTTTGCGTGATGGTTTCGTTTTCCGTCACGTCATCATCACTCGCCACCGCAGGGGCGAGGGTTTGCTCTTCTTCCATTTTTCCGCCTGTTTAGAAGGTCCGCGTTAGGACCGGTTGGGGGGCTTGCTGCCCCATCGCGCTATGAAGCGCACGAGCGACCGCCTGTTGGATCGCCGCGTCTAGCTGGCCGTTCTTGATGGCCAATTCCAAAGATTTCTCCGCAACATCGAGCTGGGCTTTTTCGGCATCCGCCTGCGCTTCTTTCGCGCCCGCAACTTCCTGTTCCGTTTTCGCTTGCTCTTGCGCCATCTGCATCTGCATTTGCGCCTGCTGCATTGCCTGTTGTTGTTGCATAGCCTGCTGCTCTTGCGGCGAAGGCGGTTCATCGCTTTCCGCAACGCCGGGCGGCAAGAGTTTCTTCAACCTGTCTGCAAACTGGTCCGCGCCGGGCCAATCCATGTTCTGCGCGACAAGATCGGCGGTCACGCCAGCGGCAGGCGGGAACGCGCGCACAAAGTCAATCATGCTCTCCGCAGTTTCCTGCCGCTTGGTGGTGTAATTCGGCCCAACCGCAACTCGCACGTCATAGCGGCCAATTCTTATGTCATTAACCGGGACAACGCCATTTTGCGACATTTGCACGCCATTAACCATGACCTGCTGCGGCGTGCTGTCCTTGCCTAGAATCTGAATAACCCGGTTTGTGTCGTAAACATCGGGGATCATCGACACGATAACCCGGCCACCTTGCGCAATGGCCTTTGCCATATTGTCCGAATAAATCGACGTTGAAATATCGCTCTCGACCTGTCGGCGCTGAATCGCGATGCCTGATTTCTCGTTGCCCGCGCTTCCAAGCCCGGCGTCGTAAATGCCGGTCGTGCCCTTCATGTCCTCGGCGGCTGTCAGCACCTCCTGCATCATGCCAGACGAGGCAACCGGCGGCGTCGCGCGCTGTGGCGCACCTTGGGCCTTTTCATCCGGGTTATATGGCAGATAAGGCTCGTTGCTGTTGTTCGCTGCCTGCCATAAACTCTCGAAGCCCTGCACCTGTTTCGGCGTCACCAAATACGGGGCCTTGGGTTGCAGCGCTACCAATTCAGTCTGCGCAGATCGCCAGTAGTTATAAAGCCGTTGCGGGTCTTTAGCATAGCGGATGACCGAACTGCGCCGGGTTTCCTTGCCCACGCAAATTTCCTCACCCATAACCGCGATAACTGGGATATGCTTGCCGGGCAGGGCAGTCGGGCCTTCCAGCACCTCTTTGCCAGTGACCTTGCACCACATGATTTTCTGGCGCTGAACCTTGCGAGTTCTGACGAAATTCATGGGCGGCGCTGGATCCTCGACAACGGTGCCGTCCTGCATAAGCCCGATTTCTACATCGTCATAATCGCGGTAGATGTATTCGGCCACGATAACAGATTGTTTGTCGCGCCAATTCTCAATGCCGTCCACGTCGCTATCGGACTCAACATCCACCATCACCGCATTGGGATAGGCGTCCTCGAAATCTTCCTCGCCCATCGCCTCGGTGATGAACACAAACTCGGCGTCCTTGCGCGTCGGGTCTTTTGCCGTTGGATCAAAGTAAACCGAAAACGGGTTATGGATGCGCTCAACCAAGACTTCTTGGTCAAATCCGTCATCCGATTCCCAATCGGCCCGGATGCGCCAATATCCCATGCCGCATTGCGCGGCACCCTCGGCGGCTGTTTCATAAACCGACGATGCGTCAGACCTGTATTCGATCTGGCGGATAAGCCCCTCTATGACTTCCGCGACTTCCTTTGAGGCACCTGTATCGCCCGGCGTGACATTGATCGCCGGATTTATCTTGCGAATATCGCCGGTCACTTGGCGCACAAACTGCGGCAGGCGGTTGATTGTCAGGCACGGGCGGCTATCAGCTTCCCTTTGCGTGCGAACGTCATCCGGCCATTGGCCGTCGCCTACCAGGTTCTCCAGATCATTGATGGCAAGCTCTCGGTTTGTTCTATCCGCGTCCAAAGCGTCGGACAACCTGGTGCGGGCAAGCTTAATCAATTCGTCGTTTTTCATGCGCCTAGCCATCCCCCGCCCCCACGATTGAGACGCCGGTGATGCACAGAAGCATCCGGTAGCGGTTCGATCATGTCTGCAAATAGTTCGCTCATGGCCCAAACCATGGCATCAACGCGGTCTGGGCTGCCGTCGCCTTCGTAACCTTGCGTTGTCATTTGTGTCATTTGGCCCTCAAGCTCTGGGAACTGCCCCACGTGCCGGATGCGGCCCTGCTCATAAAGCGAAGCAATCGGCTCTGCCCTGACATGCTTGCCGCGTGACGCCCTGACCTCGATAATATTTAGCGCTGGGGCGATGGTTCGCAACACGTGCGCCACCATATCCCCGCCCTGGTTTACCTCGACAACAACACCATCAGCGCCGTATTCCTTGGACTTCGCAATCGCTGCGGCGGCCCATTCGTTTGGGCTTCCGCTCATGCTGGCATCTTCTAGGAAATACCCAGTTTGGTCCGGGCCAATGCCAGCCACGCAAATGCCGTGCTCGTCGCTGTCCTCTGTATTTGTTACCGCCGGGTCGATGGCGATAACGGTGCGCCCGATTTCCGGTGCCTCTGAGACTCGATACGTGTCAAGCGTTGATTGCCGCCAAAGGGCACCGGGCAGATCGCCAAGGATCTCTGCGTCAAGCTCCTGCCGCCCCAATCGCGTGCCTGCGTATTTTTTTGTTACCTTCTTTAGGAATCTGGGCGCAAGATTGGCCCGATTGTCCATGGTTTTGCCGCGCGTGACATGCACGTTACCCTCACCCCCAGATATAATCGCTTTGACCAGTTCAATTGCCCTCGGCGTTGTCGTGACAAGCTGGCGTGGATGTGCGCCATACCTCATGCAAAATTGCAGCATGTTCCACGTTTCGCGCGCAAGGCGATACTTTGCTAATTCATCGACCCATGCGGCCTCAAACTCAGGGCCGCGAAGCTGGTCAGGTTGAGTCCCGTTATATCCCAAAGCCTCCGCGCCGTTTGGCCAAACCACCCTTACCGGCTTATATCGGACGATAGGGGCTTGCCCTGGCGGATATATATCGACCAGCCGCTTGACCATGACTTCTTCAAGGTCTTTTTGGGTTTCTGCCACAAGAGCTATGCGCATTACGCCAGCCGCAACTTGCTCTCTCACCCATTGCGCGCCGGTTTCCGTCTTGCCCCATCCGCGACCGGCCAGACATAGCCAAATGTCCCAATCGCCATCAGGCGCGATTTGATCCGGCCTCGCCAAAAACCCCCGCCAATCGTAAAGAAGGGCATCGGCCTCTTTTTCAGTGAACTGCGCCAAGATCTGCGCGCGCTCATTCTCCGGCAGGATTGCCAGTTGTTCCGCTGCGCTCTGCAATGCCGCTCAACAGGGTTGCCAGCTTTGCAGCCGCTTGCCCCGTTTCCTCTGTTTTGATTGGGCCCATTTCATCATCACCGCCGATGGCCAGCTTGTCGCCGTATTTCTTGGGCCGCATCTTGCCAGCCATCCATTTGCGCGTGTCGATCCGAAGCCGCGCGCGCTGAATGTGGTCAACGCCGCCATCGCCGTTATCAGTATCGCTGTCGTATTGGTCCGCAATCGACAGGCATTCGTCAAAGATCGTGTCGGCTTGATCCTCTCTCGCGCGCGCGTACTGGATTTGCAATGCTTCATCTTCACGCAACCATTTCTGGACTGCGCCGCGATGTGGCATCCCTTCGTCTTTGCATATGCTCCGAAGGCTTCTGCCCGATGCGATCTCATTACATATCGCGTCGAATACGTCCTGGCTGAACTTCATACGAAACTACCCGCCGCGTTACCGGGCAGGCTCCTTTATTGCTTGGGATGGTGATTAATGTGCCAATCACTGGCATTTATTGCTTGGCAACGGTGCGAGGAATCGAACCCCGGACGCGCGGACTTGGAAACCGCCGCTCTGCTACTGATCTATACCGAACCGAATATGCCCCTTGAATCAAAAACGCCCGAGCCTTTCGACCGGGCGCATCTCGCTCTGCGATTATGTGGTATAATGCGCAAATATTATTCACTGTCAAGCATTAGCGTGTGCGGGCCATGAGTGCGGCCAGCCCGACCTTTACCAGATCCAGCGGTGCCGCCTCATCTGTTACGCAGGCCCGGCGGATCGCCCACGCCACGTTATGCGGTGAACAGTGCCGCAGAAGGCGCTGATCCTCCATGTGTGCGGACTTCGCTGCTATCGCGGCTTGCAGGCGCTCTGGACGTGTTGGCTGCCCGCCTTGGCTGTCGCTGTAGTTGGCTATCTTGGCCGTGGGCCGTGGCAGTCCGTTCAATGATGCAAAGGTGATGTAGCGCGCGCAATAATCCTCGCCCGCCTGCACCTGTTCACGTGTCAGCTTACCGTCAGCCAGCCAGTTGCCGAGAATGCTGCCCCGCTCGAACAATCGCATATCCTGGGCCTGTGCCTTTGTTACTGGTGTCTTGTCCTTAGCGATTGTCTTGACCCCGTTGCGCTGCCGCCTGCGGGCGCGCAGGACGGTCTGCGTTGGCCCTTCCTCGAATGATACCCGCGCGCTTTCATTACGGCGATCCTCGACCGCATCCTTTGCCCGCGATAGCTGCCCAGATGGCGTTCTCTTGCCCGCCTTGCTGGGCTTCCACTTCCTGTCACCTTTTCCCAAGTCACTGCCCTTTTTTCTGTTGTTAAGCCTTGTTAGCACCAGATTAATCGCCTAGCGGCTCTTTCGTTTGTCCTTACATATTCGCTTCCATCCGAGAGCGAATATGCCTGGCCTGCCCTATAAAGCCAAAAGGCGTAATCGCGCGCCTTACGTGGGCTTAAGCACCGCTCTGCCATTTCAGTCACCTCGGCGTAATTCTGGTGCAAAGCCATCTTTGGCCGTTTGGAATAGCTTATATCAAGAATCATCGCACCAACCTCAATTCTGGGTTTTTTTGTCGCGCGGCCTGTGTTTTGTCATTCTGCCCTCGCGTTGCTATTCCTTGCCGCTATCCGATATTTGCGTAGTTCCAGGTTCTTCGCTGTCATACCCTTTTCCAGCCCGCGAATGACGCTCTGCAATCGCTCCACCTCGCTTAGAAGCCTGTTGATCTCTGCGCCTTGCGCTATTGCGCGGGCCATTGGCTCTGTCATTTCTTCCTCCATTCCATTGCTTTGCTGCCATTGCGCTTCCTGCGCTCGGCAAGTCCCATGTCAGCAAGAAGGTAAAGCCGAATGAGAACGTCGCGGCGCGTTGACCCTACCCGGTTTGCTATCTCGTAAGTGCTGCGCCAATCTGCCGTGAGGATGCTTAGAACATACTCTGAATTGATGCGCATGTTTTCACGCTCAACCTTGGCGATGTCGTTGCTGCGTTTTTTGATTTCCCACGCATCGCGGCTCATCTTTGCGAATAGCCGGGCTTCTGTTGGCATCCCTGTGGTTGTCATGGTGTGGCCTCCGGTGGATATGGAAGCGGCATCCAATGGGTAATGTCAGACTGCATGAAGTTTGTGATTTCGTAGTCTGATGACACCCATTCTGAATAATTATCAGCGTCGAACGTGGCATCATATATGATGCCGTCGGCGCGATAATATATCAAGATGTTCGTCCCGTCCCTCGGCGCTGTGGATATCGGGTTCCATTCCATCGCTATGCCCTCCTATTCATCATTCATCAATTGGATGCAGTATGCCGCGACCGGGTTCATAGGGCGTTCGCCGCTTTCCCACCGCCTGATTGTGCGACCGCCATGCACACCCATGCCCCACACCTCAGCCAAATCGTTCTGGCTAAGGCACAGGGCTTCGCGGGTTGCTTTGAATTCGACGGGGGTTATCACAGGGCGCTTTCCTCTGCCACGCTTATGAAATTTGCGAAGCGTGGGCCGATAAGGCTGCGGTCAATAATTTCAACACACGACAACGTATTCGCGTCAGCGGTCATCTTGATCGCGTTCGCCATCGCGAGAGCATGGCGGTAGTCGATTGCGTCAAAAGTAACTCCGCGACCGTCTTGGTCGGTGTCGAAAACCCCAACTGCGAAAACCGGCGACCCGTCCGAAAGCGGGGTTTCGATGATGAAGATTTTGTGTGTTGCGGTCATCTCGTTTCCTTTCAGCGGGCTTCATTGCCCTATGCGCTTAATATAGGACCGCTGGCCCGCGTTGTCAACGGTTAAAATGGCAAATCGTCATCCATATCCCCGCCGCCATATCCGCCGCTGGATTGCTGAGAACCGGTGTCACGGTTGCCGTCACGGTTTGCGCTGCCCTGGAACGTCAGGTCATTTACGTTGCAGCCCATGTAAACCTTATCATTATGCGTTCGGGCCGTGGGGCGTCCGGTCACGGTCAGCTTGTCGCCCTTGTGGATGTAGGGCTGTAGAGCATTGGCGCGCTTGCCCCATAGGCTGCAATCAAACCACGTCGCGGCGCGCTTGTTACCGTCGCTATCCTTACCGTTGTCGATTGCGAGGCTGAAATTCAAAACTGCATCGCCGCCTTGTGTTTGCCGCAGATCGGCATCCTTGCCGACTGTCCCCGCGAGTGTCAAAATCTGCATCAGGTTTCCTCTACATCAATGGCATCAGCCAATTCTTGCGCTAATTCTGAGATTTCCTCCAAACCTTCTTTTGCATCATTCGCCGACAAACTGGTGTCGCTAAAATAGTTACGGATTGCCCGTTCAATTTCTGCTTTCCTGTCCATCACTGTTCCTCCACGATAATTGTGTGTCCGTCTGGGTGGGCGTAGGTGCCGAGGATGATCCCCGGGGCGCTGAATCTCACAAATGGCTCTTTCGGCCTGCTATGAACGGCAAACACCTTAACCTCTGGCTCCGGCCTAACGCGGTAAGCGAAATCCAAGGCCCATAATGGTGATGTATTCACCGTCCAGTCGCTTTCGTATGTAGGGATGCGGTATTCAATCACCTTCCCTTGGTGATGCGCCAGCAATAGCGCGCCTTGCTCTGCCTCTGTCATATCGCGCCATAGCGTTGGGTGGTATGGCCATTCTGCGATGAGATCGCGGGTTAACCTTGCAACACCACGATCACGGATCGTTCCGTCGTGGTGCCAGTCTGGGTCTGAACCATTGTCCTCACCTTCAACCCACGAAAAACTAATCCCCCTGGTCATAGGCCCGACCTTATTGCCCTCTGCGTCGCGGTAGAACTTTCCTGTTTCGATATTCAATGTCATGTCGTGGTCTCCTGTGCTTTGCGCGCTTTATGGGCGCGAATGCCATGTAAAACTGTGGTGTGATGCCGTTTGAAAATCCGCCCGATACGCGGAAGCGAATAGCCAAGGTCACGTTGAACTGCGGCCATTGCGGCCTGTCGTGGAACCGATGCAACGCGCGCGCTGTTGCGGCCTAGTATGACGGACGGCTTAGTGCCGTATCGGTCTGCCGTTTGGGCGATGATGTCCTTGGCTGTGTCGGTCATTGGCGCGGCCCCCTGTCCGAAACGCATTTCTTGCGCATCAACTCGGCAACCGCCGCAATCTCATCTGCCATTTCAGCGCGGCGTTCAGGCGCGATTTCATCACGCGGCTCAACCGCCCGGAGAACCGGCTGAGGGCGGCCATATCCATCAACACGCCTCTGGGCTGCGTTTACAAGCCACATTTCTTCATTGCAGCGCGCTTCTATGTCACCAGGCATCGGCTTGCGGCGTCGGTCGATATTTCCAGCACCCATCCACCAGCGGCAAGCCGCACTGATTGCCCATGCTGGGAACTCACCAAGCGCGTCATGCCAATCCGCTGCAATGGCGGCCATGACGTTATCTGGCATCGACGATACGAAGTATTGCGCCAGCATTGTTGCCACCCTGCCCGATATCCACGCCCGCCCCGCCGGAACCGTCGCCTCCCGTATCGCCTGCCTCACCGTCGCTACATCCACCTGGGTCTGAACCCGCAAACTGAGCGAAGCCCGCAAGGAGGCTGTCATGTGATCCGCTTGGGGTCGATTGGTTAGTTCCGTTGCCATCTGGTCTTCCCTTCATCGGTTCGATTTCGTCGGCCCATCTTTCATCGTTGAGCCATGTTGCTGGATGCGGAATAAACTTTTGCTGCTTGCCATCAACCGCATCCGCGTGTCGGGCCATGCCATCTGCAATGATGTGAGGATCGACCTTCTTGATCGCTTTCGCGTAAGCCGTGCGGGCCTTCCCCTTTGCGACCTTGCGAGGGCAAAGAAACCAGAAGGCATCAAACTCAGTTTCGATCTGTTTGACCGATAGAGAAGTCTTACATCCTTCTTTCACCTTTCTTTCATCCTTATTAGGTTTGTCCCACCGCTGTCCCACCGCTGTCCCACCGCTGTCCCGCTTTTCAGATTTAGCTGTCCCGCTGTCTTTTGACTTGCTCTGATATTCGTCATACTTACAAATGGTTATGACGTTTATGCCTGTCCCGCTATCTGTCCCAATCATGTCCCGATTTTCGAGCCTTTTCAAAAACCTGTCTACTTTGGATTTTGACCATTTCCACGCTTTGCACATGAACCGGACGGAACATGATAGCTGCCCGCGCTCCAAATCAACCCACGCCCCGTTCACTTCCTTGGTGCGCGCCTTATAGGACGCATCCATGACCATCCATACCCACGCTTCGCGCTCGGTAAGCGGTTCAGGCTTGAACGCTTTGTCATCCCAAATGCCTCGGGATATGTTGACCGTGCCGCTCATGCATCCGCGCTCGGGGTGAAAGAACCGACCTGCTCAAAGATGCAAAATTCACGCTCTGGATATTTGCCTTGCATCCGCCTCGCCGCAATAACTGCTTCTGCAAGTGATGCAACCTCGACAGGCCATACGGACGCCCGCAAAAGGCGCTTCCTGCTTGTCCGCTCAATGATTATGAAGCCGCCCTCACGCGACTCACCGCGTCGAATTTTCTGGGGCGCAGGCAATCGCCGCTTAGATTGCAAGTCAGATGCGTTGCAACCTTCGTTTTCGTGATGTATGATGTTTTCAATGTTCAATGCATACCTCCATATGCTTTAGACTAGAGGCGGTTGAGCGGTTTACAGCGCTCCCGCCGACTTAACCTCTATCCTACATTCCCAAGTAAATCAAGGAGCCACCGCATACACACGCGCCGGATTTTGCAACTGAGTTTGTCATGCCGCCACCTGCGAACTGATGGTCACAACCACATATCCGCCCGTCTGCTTGTCTACCCGATACGTCGCCGCGAACCGGTTGTCATCAATATGCAGGGCGTCGGCCAGCCCATCACGTCCAGCCTTGAAACTGGCTATGATGTTGTCATCATCGCGCTTGCGTCTATCTGGCGGGTAGAACGCCAATTCCAACCCGATAGGCCCGTCTGGCAGGTTTAGCTTGTGTGCGCCCCACGCCATAGCGTCGTAGGCGCATTCATTGCGGTATGCCTTTGCCGCTTTCGCGCGCTTAGACCAATGGACGCGCGCGTTTGGGCTGCATTCCTTCGGTGGCCATGGTAGTTTGATGGTGAGTTTCATTCGCGCGACCACCACATAGCAAGGGTTCCATTATCGCGGATAGTTTGAACATGTGATCGAACACGCGACACATTGCATTGCAGCCATAGCGCGATATCCTCGACGCCGTAACCTTCTGCCAGGCGCATGTTGACGAGGTTCCGCCATTCCTGCGAATTGACAGGAACCTTATCTGCTTGTGTATATGGAGTCATGCCATTCCTTCCGCTTGCTATGCTCGGCCAAAGAATTGCGTTTGTCCAGTAAACGCGCCAGTTTGGTCAAACAGGTGCCACTGACAATTATCCTTGCCGGTCATCTTACTATCGGGAATCCACTTCACGCGGCCCACACTGACGATCTTGCGCAGGTATGGCTGAAATGGGGCGCTCTGCCTTGTGTGAACCCAATCCGAATCGAAAAGCAGCCATGTCGGACGTATGGCTGAGAAATGCTCAATCATGGGGTGCAAAATCTTGCGGTCCCAAGGCGGGTTTGTGATTATATAGTCGCAGCCCTCTAGAGACGCTTGGTTCAAGCGCCATGTATCCATCGCATCGGCTTTCTTAATATAGTCCGCTCTCGGCTCGATGTCGAAGGCGTCCAATGTGCAAAGATTCATAGCCTCCAGATGTGCCACCAAAGCGCCATTCCCGGCGCACGGCTCAATGAATCTGCTGCCCACTCGGACGTGATGCATTAGCGGCAGAACCGCCTTCAACGGGGTGGGGTAGAAATCCCGTTCGACGCGCTCAAATGACGACCGCTTACCCATTCAAACGCTCCTCGACCCAAGACAACCAATCGGTGTCGTTGCCGTATTTCTCGCGCCAGAGTTTCGGCTCCGCGTGGAGTGCAATCTTGCTGGTGTCCATCAGGCCAAGATGACAACCTTCACATAGAGGTAGGGTCATGCTGTCGGGCGCGCGCGCCGTGGAATACCGACCGTGGATGCAGTGATGCACCTGGGTTGGGCTATGTTGCGGAAGCCGCCACTCATGGCAGATCACGCAGGGCATCGCCGCCACCGCTGCCAGGCGGGCCTTGTCGCGGGGCCATGGCTCTTCCTTGAGGCCCATAGGGGGTTTGCCTGATAGGTTCATGCCGCGCCCTCATATGGATTTGGCTCTGACCAATTGACGCCATGCCTGTCGCCGTATTCAGAGATGAATGTGATAAGGTCAGCCATTTGCCGAACCGACAGGCGCGACGAACGGAACCCAACCGGAAAAGGCTCACCGTTTAACCCCATTTCAAATCGGGTTTCATAGCCTAGAGCATTCATAAAAAGCGCTTTCCAGACTTCCGGCGTATGCTTGCGTCCATCAGGCTTGGCGCGGGAAACGTCACTAAGCATTGCCCAGAAACGGGCGTTTTGGTCTTTATTCCGGGTCGCCTCGCGCACGTTGACAACGGCGTCAGGCGGCGCGCAGTCAACCAGCTTGTGCGCCAGAGCGCGGTGTGCAGGGCCTCGAATGATTACAGTCTGACCTGTCATTCTGCCGCCACCTGCTGATCGCCGTGAATAATCGGACGGCCAAGGCGTTCACGCGCATCATTGACCGCCGCATTGACCTCGCCTGCCTTCGGCGGGTCGCTCTCGCGCAACCATTCCCAAGCGGCGTCGAACTTGGTCCCGCCAGCTATGGTATTCTCAAGGCCTTTACTGTCCTCGACGCTCTTCACGGCTTTTAGAAGTGCGTCTGCGATCTTGCGAGGGTCGCGGGGTTGTTCCTTTGGTTTTTCGGGCGGGGCTTTGCGGCCTCGAACGCTATCCCACGGCGATCCGTCCCATGATTTCCAATGCGCCTTGCCGTTCTTCTCGTAGGTCTCGCAAGGTGCCCATACGGCATCAAGGCGGTAGAGATAGCGACCTATGCCCCAATGAACCGCCGCGCGTTTCAATGCGTCTGATATGCCACCCTTCTCGCCCTCAACGGCGGTATCACCCGCACCATCAGATTTCCAAACCCACTCGTCATTGACGCGGACACCGAGGCGACAGATCACCCGGCCCTTGGCGGTCTCGGTGATTTCGGATTGCCAGTTGTTCGGGCCGCATACCTCGTCCAGACGATCCATCACGTCGCGGGCGTCCAGATAGGCCAGCGCGAGGGCCTTCTTGCCGTCGCGGGTAAGTGTCTGCGCCCGCCAATGGACGGCATCGCGCGGGAACTCTGCGGAAAGCGCTGAGAAGTCCATCATTTGATCCTCACGGTAATTCCGTCATCACCCCGCACCAGTTCTGCACCGGGAACGGACTCGCCAGCCTCAAGCTGCGCTTTGATCGCGGTGGCGTCGGGTTTGGTCGTGGTGATAGTCAGTTGCGAGGGAACCGCCGTTTCATCGGTGATCCGGCAGGACATGCGCCCGGACGTGCGGCTGACCGTTCCAAGCGGGTGTGGCACCTTGCGTTGCCCCATTGCGTCCAAGATGGTGCCAAGAACCGTTGCGACAGCCTTTTGGCGACCCGCAAGACGGCGGGCGCGCGCGGTGTATTCGTCGGCCATGGCCTTGCTTGCCGCCGCATGGGCCTTCGCTTCTTCACGGTCGCGGATCAGCCGCCCGATAATATCCATGGCGTCGGTCTCGCCGTCCAGTGTGTCAAAGAACGTGGCGGCGTCGAAATCATCGCCAAGCATTTCGACAAGCTGCGCAGAGACGCGTGCAATCAGGGGGATATCTGCGCGCATCACTTAAACTCCCCTGCGTTGGCGCGGGCGAACGCGCGGTCAATAACTGACGAAATAGCGAGTGGTATTTTCGGGTCATCGCCGCGTTTATCCGAGGCGCGCAATTCGTGATACAGCGCCAACTTGATTTCTGCCGGTGTCGGCAGCCGCGCCTCTTGCACATCGTCTTTGATTTTTGCTACCTTGTTCATGTTGTCGGTCCTCCAATGGCCGGTGATTGGGCTGGCGTGGGTTGAAGTTCCGCCAGCCTATTTTTCTGTGAATTGCGCGCCTAAAGCGGCGCACCGCGCTTTCAGTTTCATTTGTCGCTTGAGCAAATCGGCAACCGGACGATGCTTCGCGCGGGCCTCTGCTATCAGGCGCTCGACCGCCTTAAGGTGCTCCGCCGCCGTGCCGATAAAGTTCCCCGGCGGCAAATTGCTACCAGTATCATAATCCCTATAAACACAGGTCCGGTCTGTCATTGCTCCACATCCCAACTATCAACTGGAACCGCGCCGCCAGTCACCGCTTCAATCCGGTGCCGGTAAATCTGGCGCGGGGTGTGATTACCGTTTAGCCATTGATGCACAAGGGACCGGTTGGCCGGGATCGCCTTAGCCACCCATGCAACCTTGCGGCCCGTCCCGTCTATCCACTGCCGTAGCAATTTTGATCCGTTTTCATTACCCATGAAAAGACGTTACACCAAACATCCGCGCCCCGCAAGTAAACTTTTGTGTTGCGTTTCGATTTCGGATGTGCGCTTATAGGTTTCAGCAATTGGAGAGAGCACATGACCATCAACTATGACATGCTTCCGCCGCATATGCGGGACGCTGCGCGGCGCTATATCGAAAACGGAATTCCCGGCGGGTCGTTTTTCACAGCCGTTGTCAGCAATGATCTGATGGGCGCGTATGGCCGGGCCGATAGCGACAACAGGGATGCTATGGGTGATTGGTGCGCGTTCTTCTACAATGAAGCACCTGTTCACTGTCACGGTTCCCCGGCAATCGTTTCCGCGTGGGTCAAGCGCGGCGGCATCAACGGGAGGAAGTCGGCATGAGCATGAGCGCAAACCTGCACCGCCCCGTGTTTGCCAGGGCCACGGCTCTTCCTGGGGTGGAGGCCCACATTCTGACCATCGGTGATGCGTCGGAGAATTACTTCACCATCTTCTGCGCACCTGCAATCGCCGAAGCCATGGCGGGCGCGTTTCGCTGCGCAAAGGAAGGCGGCGAAATGCTCGAAACACTCATGGCGGTCATTGACTGCGCAGGTGACTTTCCCGGCTCTGAGGACAGCATCATCAATGCGACGGACCTGTTGGAACGCGCGCAGGCCCACTTGGATCACTGCGAGGACCAAGCCGCAGAACAAGCATCCGCAGATCCGTATGACCGGCGCTGCGATGAAGCGAAGGAAAACACATGATCCGCGTTCATCTGGGAAGCCTGATCGGCTGCATCTTCATCGCAATTACCATGTTCGCAATTCTTCTGGTGACGGCATGAGCAAGTGGCCAACAATGACCGATCTTGAAGGCACCAAGGCTCAGCGCGACCAAGCCGATGTCGCCCGAGAAATGGCGTTGGAGGGAATGCGAGGCCTTGGGTTTGAAGCCTGCTGCGATCTTTTCGCGGAGCATGTTCTTGGCCGTCCAGACGCCGAGCCGGGCGCTGTTATCGCCCTCGGTGATCGTCTTGGACGCGCCGGGTGGATGGAACGCAGGATTATGGCGCGTAGTGAGCATGAGGGGCGCGCAGGATGACCACAAATTTTGGTCTTAAGGCTCCACCAGTCCGCCCAGAGGACATTAATGTCCTGATCGGGTGCGAAACGTCCGGTGAAATGCGCGAGGCATTCCTGGCGCGCGGCTTCAACGCATTTTCATCTGACATTGACCCGGCTGACACGCCGACCAACCGGCACATTCAGGGTGACATCCGCGACGTGATGCAAGATCCGACGTGGCACCTGCTCTGCGTCATGCACCCGCCTTGCACCCGCCTCTGTCGGGCAGGCCAGCGCTGGCTCTACGGGCCGAACAAGACCCATCCAAAGAAACTGCCCAAGGGCAGAACATGGGAAGACATGATCGAAGAGTTTGAGGCCGCATGTGATCTGTTCGAGGCCTGCCTCCATGCACCAATACCTCTGCGCGCGCTGGAAAACCCGGTGATGCACAAATGGGCGAGAGAACGGATAAATGGCTTGCCAGAGCCGCAGATCGTTCAGCCCTGGTGGTTTGGTGATCCGGCGTTCAAGGCAACAGGCTTCTACCTGATCGGCCTTCCTGAACTGGCCCCGACAGACAAGCTGACACCGCCGCCGCGCGGAAGCGATGAATACAAAAGATGGCAGCAGGTGTTCCGAATGCCGCCGGGTCCAGACCGCGCCAAGCTCCGCAGTAAGACCTACCCCGGCGTCGCAAAGGCGGCGGCAACTGCATGGGGCGATGCGGCTCTGCGATCACAAATGATGAAGCGTTCGATAGGCGCGCCAGAATAGCGGCCCCGGTCGCTTGCGGGTCGGGCGGTCTCTCCCCCCGTCTGACCCGCAGAATGAAGCAATGAAAGGAAAAACAATGACCGACGCAATGAAAGAAATGCCGAGATACGAAAGCCACAAGAAGGTTTCGGCGCTGAAAATTGCCAGACTGTCCGACACCGGTTCACCGGACCAAGAAAGCGACGGATCTCTGCTGATGACCGCAGACGACGAAGGTTACGGGCCTATCAGGTTGGACCGGGATTATGTTCAAAAGCACCGCCCGAGGGTCGGAGGGTATTACGTTGTTTATGAAGATGGCTACGAGTCATTTTCCCCGGCGTATGCTTTTGAAGGTGGATACACACGTATCTGATTCCACATCTGGCCCGCAGAATGAAAGGAAATAGATTATGGGCGAAATAGCCGACATGCACATCGAAGCCTATGCCGCAGGCTTGGACCCGAACGAGATGGACGGAGCAGACTGGGCTGACTTTTACGACGCGCAAGAGCCGATCACGCCGGAGTCTCTTGTTGAGGCCGTGGCAACAGATGTTCGTATGCTGCTTTGTGCGATTGACGACATGCAAGATAGTGATGCCTTCGACGTTGCGGAACGGGCCGCAACTCTTGCCCTTTATGTGCCGGAGTTTGGAGAAGCGCACTCCAAAGCCTTGGTTGATCTGCTCATTGCCCTTAACGACATGGCGAATGCAGAGGTAGACCGCTTGGCAGAAGTGGAGGCAAGCGAATGACCATAGACACCAAAGAAGCCCGCGCACTGGTGGTGCGTCTATGTCTAGTGGAAGTTGCGAGGCTAGAAGCTGATATCATGGACGAAGCCGCTGCCACCCTCACCGCCGCGCTGGATGAGGTGGAGAGGCTGCGGGAGGCAGTAACTCAAGCATTTGTGGCAATCAACCAGGCTGAATACGAAGTGGCGTTTCAGGCTCTCAAGGAAGCCTTGAAAGGAACCGACCAATGACTGATATGCGCGAAGAACTTGCGAAGATCATCTATGTCTCTATGGCGTGGGCTTTTGAGGACGGCAGCGGAAACAAGTACCCGCCATGGGTCAAAGCCGCTGCTGATACCCACTACCGCACGCGGATTATGGCCGCATTCGGGCTATCGAAACAGGAGGGAACGGAATGACTCGTGGCAAATGGTTTTTTCTAGGGTTTTTAATTGGCATTTCCACAATGGTAGTTCAGCAGTTTGTATCGCGTGATTTGCCGCAGGCGTGCCCATCGTTTCCCAGGGAAATTCAGGAGGCTCAGAATGACTGATACAAGCACAAAAAATCCCTGCCGCAATTGCGGGGTGACGCTTAACGGATACTCAGGCATTCGCGGTTTCGGGTTTTACAGCGCCCACCGGGAAGCTGATTGCATTAGGAACCTGCGGCAACGCGCCGAGAAGGCTGAGGCCGAACGTGATGCCCTGCAAGCGCGCGTGGTGGTTGCGGATGGTCGGTTAAACCGGCAGTTCGTAACCAACGCCACACTTCGTGAAGCCGTTGGGCATTCGTTTAAGCGAGATGACGGTGAGGTATGGTTGCACGATTGGTGGCATGGTGATCAGAAAGCAATCGACGAATTTGAGGGGCAGCGCGACACCGTAAAATGGTCAATCAATGACTGAAAAGACCGGAACGTGCTTGCATGTGGTTATTCAACTGCACGGCAGGCTCGGCAAATGGCGTTGCATCGCTTGTGGGAAAATAGCTACCGCGCAGTATTTTGAAACATCGACACGTGAGGACAAGACATGAGTGAAGTACCGGAACTGTTAAACAATCCTTTTTGCGGTCTGTGCGGCCAACCCATGGACGCAGCAGAGTGCGCGTTTAAAGCCACAGAAACGTCAGTGAATATGGCCTTATCCCTTGTAGACCTGATTAACAAAGCCCACGAAGAAGGACGGCAGGCGGGGCTGAGAGAGGCAGTTGGGGCGACACAAGCATGGACCCGCCCTCGTGACTGGGGTGATACTCAAGAAAAACGCGATTGGAGAAATGGCGCGGAATATGTTGGCGTAAAAATAGCCCAAGACATTCTCGCGCTGACCAACACGCCCACGCCACCTGATGAAACAGGATGTCAAGAGTGCGGCGGGGAAAACCCAGTGTGGTTCGCGCCGCATGATCTCTGGAACCGTGTCATGGGCGGCGAAGACTGCAAGGATGATCCCGGCGGCATTCTCTGTCCGGTCTGCTTCATTCGCAGGGCAGAGCGGGTCGGCATTAAGGAAATATGGCGGGTTGGTCCGGTAGAAGACAACCCGCCCGTCGCGTCCGGTGATCGCCATGAGTGATCGCAAGGAAGCGCTGACGGACCTGTTGGTGATGGTTGATGCGGGACTTGCCTTCTGTCCGGAAGAGAGCTGCTACACAAATGAATTTTGCAGCCTTTTTGATATGTGTTTTGACGAGGCCATGTTCGATCTATTTTCTGCTGGTTATGAGGGTTCCCTAGACGCCGCTAAGACGCTACACGAGGAGGTTTTGCCGGAGTGGGTGGTTAACACCCTAGATCAGGCGAGCAATCTGGCAGGCGATCCTTGGGGGTGTGAGGTAGCCTATTTTGACGGCTCCAATCCAAGCAAGAGTCGTAAGGCTTATTCAGGACATAATTACAGCAATCCCGCCCGAGCGTGGTTGATCGCTACCCTAAAAGCCCTGATTGCGCAGGAGGACTAACATCGTGAACGATAACAAAGAAACCATCGTCGCGGCTGCCGTGCAGGTCGAGGGTCTGACGTTTAGTCTTCCGAGGCCAGCGCGCCATGGTCAAGTTCTTCATTGCATGGAGGGTCTTGTCCCAGACATTTGGCTATCCGCAGGATGCCAAGGGTTCCTTACATCTAGGGGCAGGTTCGTAAACAGGGTTCAGGCCAAGCAGATCGCGCACATTGCGAAGCAGCCAATCATTCGGGATGACCTCCATGGACGGGACGCATTTAGTGAGGATTTTTGGTGATGAAACTACCCTTCGACTATTCCCGCTGCCTTCGTGAGGAATGCCCGCTATCACGTAAGTGCGCGCGCTTTATGGACCCAGGACGCCCAAAATACCAAACATTCACAGATTACCCCGGTGGAGAGGGCTACTACGGTTTCATCGACGTAACGGAAGGGGATGAATAATGACCCGGCACCACCACGAACCAGACCACTTGCCCGGCGAACCACGCCCCGGCGCTGGCATTCTGTCCCTGCGGATCTTCGCAGCAGGGGTGCTAGTGTGGATTGCCATAGGCTTCGTTATAGCTGGGATTGTTTATGTTCTCTAAACGCAGAAACGACAAAAAAACCCGCCAGCCGTTAGGCCAGCGGAAAGTGATATAAATCGCTTGCGTGACATGTCACGCGCCGTTATTACTGTGACATGTCACAGTGGAGTAATCTTATGCCACCACCAACGCCAGCGGAACGCAAGGCGGCAGAGCGCGCAAGGCGACGGTCGCAAGGTTTGGTTCTGAAACAAATTTGGTCAACACCTGAGATGTGGCCGATCATATCAGACTTGGCAACATCGGAAGCAGAAGAACACGTCAACCATGCAATCTTGAGAGGTGGCGCATATAGCGGAATAACGACTTTCAGCAATGAGGTTCCCGTCGAATTTGCATACGAGACCGCGCTTGAAATGCAAAACGAAATTCTTGCGATTGGTGAGGCAGTGCTCGGCGCTGACCTTGCCGCACCTTTTTTGTCTCACGTATTGCGCGCCGCCCTAAAGACCTTCGACCCAAGCCGCCGCGCACCACCCTATCAGGTTGAAGCCATGAAAGAGGAAATATTATGAACATTACATCAAAAACAGCATCTTCTGGTATTTCAACAGCTATTGAATATATAGACAGCGCCCGCGCAGGAAAAATGCTTAAGGAAAGCGGCGGCAACCGTAATCTGAAAACGGCAAAGATCAACAGCCTAAAGCGCGACATGCTGTCAGGTAATTTTGTAACAAACGGCGAAAGCATAATATTTGACAATGCCGGGCGGTTGATTGATGGCCATCACAGACTGACAGCCTGCAATACTTCCGGCGTAGCTATAACATCGGTCATTGTTCGCGGAGTATGTAGTGAAAACAGGAAGACAGTTGACACTGGCGCAAGCAGAACTGTTGGCGATCACCTATCCCTTGAAGGCGTCAAGAATGCGAATAATCTAAGTGCTGTTGTCAACATTCTTTTTTCTCTTTCAAATGGCCGACCGCGTAGCGCAAATCCATCCGCGACAGAAGTATTTGATTTTGTCGCCAGATACCCAGATATAAATGCCGCTGCGACATTCGCCGCAACAAAGGCATACCCCAGGATAGGGAACATACTTGGAGCGATCTACTTTGTGGCCATGAGAACAGGTGAGGCGCAAAGGGCTGAGGCATTCAAGCGCGTATTTTCTACAGGCATACCTGATTACAAAGGGTGCCCCGCGCACGTCCTTCGAGAAAGGATGAACAACGAAGCAATCAGAGGGAAAAAGTCATCTCTCTCAGAGACGCAACGCCTTGCCATCTCTGCGTGGGAGAAATTTCGTCTTGGTAAGCCAGCAAAAACGCTAAAGGCACCTGATAAATTCAAAATAACGGGATGGTAAAGCGTCAAGCCAAATGGCTTGCATTTAGGGAAATCAAGTTAAATCGCTTGACTAGGCCGCGAACTTCGCGCTGCTAAATATGCCATTGATGGTAGCTCTGCGACCGGCGCGGATCATACGCCTTGTCCCGCAACGAAGGTGGCGCTCATCTCGAAAAACTCTTTATCGTCGTCCGGCAGAATCCTGGAAACTGTTCGCTCCAACCTGCGGCGCTGCTGATTGCATATCGCCAGCGGCATGTTGCGGGTCATAATATTCCGCTCTTCACATTCTGGCCCGAACATCGTCATGGAACAGATAGTCAGCAGAATCTGGAATGTCTCAACCATGCCTATGTCTCCTGTGGTATCGGTAAGACCGTTCGCAGTGATGCCTGCCAAAGATGCGGACCCATGCCGCCCAAAAACCAGACTCGCCTCGATGCTGCCATGCTCTGGCGCAGAGGCTTTGCGATGGGCCGGGGAAAAGCGCGTCGTGAAGTAAGCGGGATATGTCAGAAACAAACGCCCGAATGGGTTCACTCCGGTATCAAGTCAACCCATTCGGGGCAGGCCAGTGAGAAAACAGCGTAGGAGTTCTGGATTTCTACCTGCGTCTGCGGAGTGTCGTCTACCGACCTTGTTGCTAACGACGCGCCCCATGAACGGCAGACTTCATTCTCTGTCGCGGTAGCCACGCCCGTCGTATTCGCGCACGCGGTCAGCAAGATCAAACTCGACCCGATCACGAATTTCATTCGCCCTTTCATTGTCAGCCTCCTTTGCCTTGTTTCGTTCATTGACTTTGCCTTGCCGACGCCCTGCAAAGAACAGCGCCACAGCACCCACACCCATAGCCACGTATTGCCACGCGCCGGCTAACCAGCCCCAAAGCAGGTCGGCAATCATTCTTCACTTCCCTGCCTAATAGTGCGTCCGATGATGCCCAGAGTCAGCAGGCCCATGGTCGCCCACGTAACAAAGCCGTCTGGCAGTGATGCCCTCATGTCGGCTGGGATATAATCCCAAGCGCCCTGGACAGCTACGGCGAGTAGCATTGCCTGTGTGGAAAACCATTTCCACGAGTCTTTCCAGTTTGAGATCAATTTCATGGGTTATCCTTTCAGGCTGCCAAACAGGCGCAAGAGCGACGCCAGCAGTCCGGTTGCGGGCTTTTTTGGGGTGGAGGCCCGTGAAGCATCATCAACGGGCTGTGTGGGCCGCGTTGGGGCAGGTTCTGGGTATATTTCCGGCATAGCCGGTGGGGAAGTTGGCACGACTTGCTGCGCGGCTCGATATCCAGCCGTCTTTAGCGCCGCATCGAATGCCCGCGCGTAGCCAGCATATTTGTCAGCCTCGAATGTGCCGTTGATGATCCGCCGCGCGTTGCGGTAATCGCCCGGCAGGTAGTCGCTGGCCTTTTTGCCCGTGTAGATGCCGTGTTCGATACCGGCAATGAGCGCCTTCGCGGCCACGTCGATACGCAGCGCCAGATCTGGAGTGCTGACCACATCGACACCGGTCAACGCGCGGACCTTCTCATAATTCAGCCGCCCGGTGTTCTGAACAAATCCCCGCCCACGGAACCGCCAGCCATCGCCATTATCGGTGCCGTTGCCAAGAATGCCGCCATAGACCGTGTTTGCCAGTTTTTCTGGGTGCCGCACCAGCTGGTCACCCGGGATGCCTTTACGGCGGGAATTGGAGAACACCTGTTCGATCCGCCGCGCGCTAGTGTAATTCATATTTTCGGAAATCGGCTGCATCCGACCGCCGGTTTCGCCATGGGCCGTGGCAAGGGCGTAGGCCAAATGAGACAACGGCAAGTGCGCCCCTTCATCAATGATGGCTTCCATGCCCTCGACTTGCTTCTGTGATAGGCTGGTGCCGAAAACACCACTGTTGCGGCGGCGCAGGCTTGTGTAGAACGCTTGCTTATCCATCACGAAATACCCCCCTTGGCCAGGTCAATTCTAAGATTGTTTATTTCCGCGCTTGTCTTTCCGGTCGCCTCAACGACATCGTGGATGCCGGAGACGGCCTGTTGAAAGTACTGGTTGTTGTTCTCAAACTGCTTAGTCTGGCCGTCTATGGCAGAAACCATCTTTGACATATTAGCCGTGTTGTTGTCGATTGCGACAATCAAGCGGCCTGTTTCCGTCGTTCCACCGCGTAGGGTCGCAATGATCTCGCCGCGCATCATAAAAATAATGAGCGCTACGACTAGGCCGATGGGGCCATACCCGGCGAACTCGTTAATGAGTTGTTCCATAGTGCCCCCGCCACGCAAGAATGCAATCGCGCACCGTTGTTCTTAGCGCCAGAAAGAAACCAAAAAACACCCATAAATAGGTGTAACTCGCGGTGTTCCCTGCCCCGGCCCAAGCCAGATCTAAGAACGCCAAGGACAGTGCAATGAGTGCCGCCGCCCGAATGAAAGGGGACCATCGAAAAGACCCATTCAGCCGAATCCCGAACGCGTGGACGGCGGACGCACCAAGGCATAACCATGCGAATTGCAAAGCCTCCAAGTGCGTCATTCCTGTCCACTCAAGAGCGTTGACCCCTCGCGCATGACTCGCCGCAACAAACCCGCTGAACCCGATGACATATACCGCCATGAACATTTCGGCGGTTTTGCGAAGAGGTATCATTGTCATTTCCTCAGACTGGCGTGTCATAATTCAACCCACGAATACCATGTTGCCCCTTGCCGAACGCGGACGAATGTCCGCCCGCGAGTAGTGGCGATGCCCAGTATTTCAGTGGCCTTTTGAACAGTTCGCGTGTCCCGACCGTATGTGTGACAAATCCACGTGCGCAGATCAGTGCCGCCCAATGCCGGTAGGTTCCATGAAACAGCAGTGCTTTCAGAGATATCGCCTGTATAATGTATAGTCCCGGTCTCGATGTTGTCTATGCTACCAGTGATCGCCGGAGCAGCGCCAAGAACGCCGCCTTGACGCCGATAAGTGCCGTTCAGGCTGTCTGCAATATAGGTCGTGCCGTGAGGCGCAAGCTGGTCAATGTCAACATAGTTGCCAACCTCGTCGCTGTTGAACTTGACAACTTCAGAGCGCGCCGTGGCGTTCCCAAGGGGGACCGTGCAGCCATCAACAACCAAGATGCCGCCGGATTCCTGTTCGATAAATGGCACGGTGCCCGCGCCGGTAGGGAAATCGAAATGCGTTCCCTTAAAACGCAGGACGCCGCCAGACTTAACCACGCCCCCGCGCTTATTGGCACTCAGATGCTGGCGCAAGTACCCGCCATTTACGTTGAGTTCTGCCCCGCTCTGAACTTCAATCATGTTGTCTTCACTACCGATAAGGTGCGGCATATTCAGATGGTGCGTCCCCCCCTCCACAACGATTGTCGTGGCTGATGGGGTAGTCTTTGTGGAATAAAGTGCGCTGATAACACTTCGCCCACCCTTGAAAATCAGCCGTGATGCGTCACCGTCAAGTTGCAGTCCAAGAATAAACGGCAAGATAGTTGCGCTTGATGCCTCCCCAACTTCAACAGGCGTTTTGAATGTTGAAAACGTGTCGATCATTAAACCATCGGCGGAAATAATCTGGCTGCCAGTCGCTGCGCCGTCAGACCAAATCCCCATAAGATCAGTGTCGTATGAAATCCCAAATGGCCAGATGTTAACATTGTCGATCTTGATGAAGTCCAGCCCGCCATCCGTCACAAACGGCGATTCAAACGCTCCTATTTCTGCAACTTGGATTTTCCAGCCGCCGGGATTTGAGCCACCAACGCCATCTTGAGCCGTGATACCTTTTGAAGCCTGGCTTATGCGCAGGTGGCGAATGTTGCCGCGCGATGCGTTATCGAAGGATACCAGCGGTAGATGGTCATACAGTTGCGCCCGCAGGGTGATACCGGCTGCTTGCCTGAACCACAGGTGCAGACTATCAATCGACGGACCAAGACCGGTGCCAAAATCTACGAGGTTGGTTGCTGTGCCGATTGCGCTGTCAGTAACGATGCCGCCCGACTCTATATCCCCTACGATCTTAAAGCCGCAATAATCTGGCCAGGATAAACCGGAAGCTGAGTAGACATAACCAGTGCAATGCAGATCGCCAATGGTGTTCGTCAGTGCTGCTTGGAGTTCCGTTGCGTAGTCCGTGGTAGCCAACGCCGCCGAAGCTGCAGGTACGATACCATAATGTTCAAGATAGACCGGTGCCACCGCCAGCCAGCCAGCCATGTCGCTGATCGTCGTTGCCCCAGCGGATGCTCTATATCGGAAGCCCGTAGCCGTCCATATTACTCCATCTGCTACGGTCTCGCCCGCTGCGTCCATCCGTGCCTTGGCCGCAACCATGCGGGCGCGTGTGCTGAAATTTAGGCCCGCCTCATACCATTTGACGCCGTTGACCGTCAGATGCTGATCGCTTGCGCCAGATGCGGCAACTTCCCAAGATGACCCATCCGCAAGCCTGAATATATCCCCAGCCGTGACTGAACCAACACT